AGAGGGCTTACAACTTATGGAATCTGTAGCTCTTATTGAGATAAATAAGGATAAAAAGTAATGGCTAAATCAGTAGATAAAATTACCCTTTTATTAGATTTAAAAGGTTTTAAATCTGTTAAAGGTCTTGGTCAAGATTTTAATAAATTTAAAAGTACAGTTAAGTTAAGTGCAAGAGAGGTAGATAAAGTTGTAAAAGGTTTAACGAAATTTCATGGTAATACAAAATTAAGTACAAATGCGTTAAGAGGTCAAATCAGTGCATTAACGAGATTAAAAGATAATGTTGGCATAAACACCAAAGCTTATAAACAGTTAAGTGTTGCTTTAGAGCAAGCAAAAAATAAGATGAATCAACTTACTGGTGCTGAGAAAAAGCAGGAAAGATTTGCTTTCTTAGGAAAAGGTGGTCGTGCTGCTTTAGGTGGTGCTGTTGGTAGATTTTTACCAGGCTCTGCACAACTTGGAGGAATTGCAGGTTTTGCTGAGAGTGGATTTAAAGGTGCAGTAAAAGGAGCAGGGATTGGCCTTGCTGTTGATGCTGTAGCAGGTGGAGTTCAGTTTTCTAGACAAGCTGCGATACAAGCATCACAAGTACAGAAATTAGAAATAGCATTGAGAGGTGCAGTTAAGACAGAAGCAGATTTTAAAAAAGGTTTAGAAATAATTGCAAATACATCTAAAAGATTAAATGTGCCAATAGCAGCATCAACTAAACAATTTACAACTTTAGCTGCTTCTGTTGTTGGTGCGGGTGGATCTATTGAACAAGCAAAGGTTGTTTTTGAGGGAGTCTCAAACTCAATTAAGGCAACTGTTGGTTTAGATCAAGTTATTAAGTTTGCACAAAAATTAAATGATGATTTTGCAACAACAGCAGAAAAAGTCGCAAATTCATCAGCAGATGCGGGGCAAAGATTACAAACCCAATTTCAAAATTTATCAATAACAATAGGTAGAGATTTAATTCCTGTTGGAGCTGCTCTGCAAAAGCAATTTTCTGAAATTCTTCTTGGTTTTCAAGGAAATGAAGGGGCTGTTGTTGCTTTAACTGAAAGTATAAAAGTTTTTGGTGGCTTCTTAGTTTCAACAGTAGCTCTCGTTAGAACATTAGTAAGAGTTTTAGTAGATTTAAGCAAAATTACATTTGCGATTACTGTTAAGAAAAATCTAAAAGAGGCAGGGGAACTTTTACAAAAAGGATTTGAAGATCTAGTAATTAACTTTCAAAAAGATATGAAACTCTTTAAAGATATTGCTTTTGGTGTACAACCTCCCGAAGGTAGTGGTAGCGGATCTAATACAACAACAGATGGCTTGCCTAAATTAACTGAGGATTCATCTAATAAAGCACAAAAGATTTTAGATGATTACGCAAAATCTGTTAGAGATGTTAATTCTCAAATAGCAAATTCTTTTGTAAATACATTTAAAAAACTTGAAGATAGTCTTGTTGAGTTTGTACAAACTGGAACTTTAAATTTTAGAAAACTTGCTCAATCTATTATTGCTGACATAACAAGAATATTTATCAGGTCACAAATAATAGCTCCATTGACAGGAGGACTTGGAAATATATTTGGTGGTGGAGGGGCTTCTTCTGTATTAAAACTTGCTCCTATGCCAAAACCATCAGGATTACAACTTTCAGATATAATCAAAAATGCAAAAGGTAATATATTTGCAAACAACAAGATTGTTCCGTATGCAAAAGGGGGATTAATAGAGCGTCCAACCATATTTCCACTAGCATCGGGAGCAGCTTTAGCAGGAGAAGCAGGTACTGAAGCAATCATGCCTTTGCGTAGAGGTAAGAATGGAAAACTTGGAGTAGAAGCAACTGGTGGAGGAGTTGGTAATATTGTTGTAAATGTAGATGCTTCTGGAAGTTCTGTTCAAGGCGATTCTGCTCAGTCAGAAGAGTTTGGTAGGGCTTTAGCAGGTGCAATACAATCTGAGATAATTCAACAACAAAGACCTGGAGGTTTATTAGCTTAATGGCAAGTTTTCCTAACATAGAACCAAGCTATAGCGTTAAAAAAACACAGAAACCTATTACTAGAGTTGTGCGTTTTGCTGATGGTTATGAGCATAGATTAAGCATAGGTTTGCAAAGCCATCAAAATCCAAGACAATACAATTTAAACTGGAAAAATATTACTGAAGACGAAGCTAATACTATTGATTATTTTTTACAAGAACGAGCTTTCGATAAAGCAACTTTTGATTATGCACCCCCAAGAGAATCTTTTATAAAAACAGGAACTTACTCGCAAAGTAGTACAACAATAACTATAACAATTACAGATCACAGGTTATTCGTAGGTGACTCTGTAGTAATAGATTTTACCTCTGGTAATTCTACTGACGGAACGTATATTATTTCTTCAGTTACGAATGGAAATGTTTTTGTTGTGACAGCAACTAGTGGAACAACAACAAGTGGTAATGTTTCAGTAAATAAAACAGGTATAAGTAAATTTGTTTGTGAGCAATGGACGAAGACAATTAATGTAGCCAATCTTGCTGATATTAGTGCTACATTTACCGAAAAATTTGAACCCGCATGAGTACTGACCCTGTTTTTAGCGATATACAAAAGGTTAATCCTTCTGCAATTATTGAGCTGTTTTCTTTACAGTTAGATTCTAATTTGCATGGTGCTAATACAGTCTATAGATTTCATGCAGGAAGTAATTTAAACGCAAATGGTAAAATAGTTTGGGCTGGTGATGAATATTTAAGATTTCCAATTCAAGCTACAGGTTTTGCTTATAAACGTGGTCAACTACCTAGACCTTTATTAAGTGTAAGCAATATGGGAACACCTTCTATGTCTGCAATTTTATTAACAGTTAATCAAACAACAACAGGAAATGATTTAACAGGGGCAGTTGTGACAAGGATAAGAACAATGGCAAAGTTTTTAGATGCTACTAATTTTTCTGGGTCTGTAAATCCATTTGGAACTCCTGACCCTACAGCAGAGTTTAGACGAGAAATTTTTGTAATTGATAGAAAGTCAACAGAAAACAGATCAGTTATTGAGTTTGAGCTTGCTGCTGCTTTAGATATGGCAGGGATAAGATCACCAAAACGTCAATGCACTCGATTAATCTTTCCTAGTATTGGTACGTTTGGTACATGACTTGGAAAGAAAAAGCATTGGTTCATGCGAAAGACCAAGACCCTAAAGAATCATGTGGTCTGTTATTAAATGTAAAAGGAAAGGAAAGGTATTATCCTTGTGAAAATTTATCATTAAGTGATTATCAAGAATTTATTTTGAATCCAGAAGATTATGTCAAGGCTGATAACTTAGGCGAAATTATGGCAATAATTCATAGCCATCCTTGTACACCACCTACACCAAGCCAAGCGGACAGAATAAGTTGTGAACATAGTAAGTTACCTTGGTATATCGTTAATCCAAAGACTGAACAATGGGGTGAATGTATCCCAGAAGGTTATATACCTGACTTATTAGGAAGACCTTGGGTATGGGGTATTACTGATTGTTGGAGTTTAGTAAGAGATTGGTACAAACAAGAAAAAAACATAGAATTAAAAGATTATGAACGATCAATGACTCCAGAAGAATTTTTGAAAAAACCTTTATTTGAAAAATATGCAAAAGATACTGGATTTAGAGAATTAGCAAAAGATGAAGCATTGCAAAAAGGTGATGTATTATTGATGTCAATATTGCATCCAACTTTAAATCATGTGGCAATTTTCTTAGGAGATATGGTTTTACATCATTTAGCCGATAGACTATCTTGTAGAGAGCCATATTCTGAGTGGTTATTAAAATGTACTGGTAAGAGGTATCGTTATGCTTCGTAAGGTCAAATTATATGGAGAGCTTGCAGATTTTATTGGACATAAAGAATTAGATGCTGCTATTAAAAATACAGCAGACGCTATTAAATTTCTTATTACAAATTTTCCAAAATTAGAATCTCATATGAGTGATAGATATTACAAGGTTTTAGTAGGGAAAGATGATATTGATGAAAATGAAATACATAATCCTATTGGTCAGTCTGATATACATATAGTGCCAGTTATAAGTGGTGCTGGTGGTGGTACAGGTAAGGCTTTATTAGGCATAGCTTTAATTGGAATTGCAATTGCAGCACCAGGAGCAGGATTTATGTCTGGAGGAGGATTTGGATTTGGTTCAACTGCAACTACTGCAACAGGAGCTTTAGCAGGTAAGTTTAGTCTTGCAGCACTCGCAGGGAATATTGGTATTGGACTTACGTTGATGGGTGTAAGTGAAATGTTAATGCCACAACCAAAACCTATTAGTTTTGATCCAGAAGGTGATCCAAGAGTATCTTTTAGTTTTTCTGGGGTGCAAAATACCAGCAGAGCTGGAACTGCAATTCCAATTGTGTATGGAGAAATTATAACTGGATCAGTAGTAATTTCTGCTGGTGTTGACACTAATCAAATCCCATGACAGACAAAATTATTAAAGGTTCTGGTGGCGGTGGTTCTCCTCCACCCCCTCCTGCCCCATCAGTAGCTACTGATAATTTAAACAGTCGTCAGTTTGCGACTCTTCAAGACCTTATTTCCGAAGGTGAGATAGAAGGTTTTGCGACTGCATCTAAAGAAGGCTTAACAAAAGGAACAACTGCTTATAACAATGCTGCCTTGAAAGATGTGTTTTTTAATAACACTCCAGTTTTAAAAGCTAATGCCAATTCCGCTAATCCCACAAGCACAGACTTTAACTTTCAAAGCGTTGACTTTACTCCTAGATTTGGAACTGCAAACCAAACAGCAATCTCTGGGATAGAAAGTAGTGAGTCAACAAACTCAGTTGGTATTACAGTCAAACAAACTACTCCAGTTACGAGACAGATCTCAAACACTGAAGTAGATGCTGCAAAAGTAACAATTACATTTCCACAATTACAAGAAGCAAAGTCAAATGGTGATTTAGATGGTGCGAGTGTAAGTTTGAAAGTTCAAGTTCAATATAATAATGGTGGTTTTACTGATGTTGTATCAGAAACTATTACAGGTAGGTCGGCTGATGCTTACCAAAAAGATTATAGGTTTAGCCTGACAGGGGCTTTTCCTGTTGATATAAGAGTTGTTCGAGTTACAGCAGATAGCACCAATAGTTCTCTTCAAGACCAATTCGTTTGGACTAGTCTTGGAGAAATAGTTGAAGATGTACAAACATATCCAAATAGTGCATATACGCATATGCGTTTGGATTCTGAACAATTTAGTTCGATTCCTCAAAGATCTTTTCGTATTCGTGGAATAAAAGTAAGAATACCAGGAGCAGGTGCTTCTAATTCTGGTACTCCAACTGTAGTTACAAATCAGACTCAAGCAACTGCATTAGGACTTGGAACTGTCAGTAGCTTTGGGTTTATACATTACCCTTCTGGCTATATTTTTAACGGAACAATGCAAGCAGCGACTTGGTGCAGTTGCCCAAGCATGGTGCTACTCGACCTTCTCACGACTGAAAGATATGGATTTGGAACGCATATTACAGATAACGATATAGATTTATTTAGTTTTGTCGCAGCTAGTAGGTATGCAAATGAATTAGTAAGTGATGGTCAAGGAGGTACTGAAGCTAGATTTAGTTGCAACGTAAATATTCAATCAGCTCAAGAAGCTTTTAATCTCATTCAAGACTTGGCAAGTGTGATGAGGTGTATGCCGATATGGACTTCTGGTTCTGTCACTATATCTCAAGATAGACCTACTGATTCAAGTTATTTGTTTAGTTTGTCAAATATAACTTCTGATGGCTTTAATTATTCTGGTTCAAGTTTAAAGCAAAGACATACTGTTGTTAATGTTAGTTATTTCAATATGGATACTAGGCAAATAGATTATGAGGTCGTAGAAGATATTGTTGCTCAAAGCAAGCTAGGAGTAGTTATTAAGGATGTAAAAGCATTTGCAACAACCTCTCGTGGTCAAGCTCAAAGATTAGGTAAAGCAATATTGTTTAGCGAACAAAATGAATCAGAAGTAGTAAACTTCACAACTTCAATGGACGCTGGAGCAATAGTTCGGCCTGGTGCAGTTATAACAATCAATGATCCAGTTAGAGGAGGAGAAAGAAGATCAGGAAGAATTGCGGCTGCTACAACTACACAGATAACATTAGATAGTAGCGAAAATCTTGATACTTTTACTGGTAATAATAAAAAAATAAGCGTAATAATGCCAAATGGAACTGTTGAGACAAAACTTATAACAGGTATATCAGGACTTGTGGTTACTTTAGCTTCAGCCTTATCCTCTACACCAAACACAAATTCAATCTGGTTATTAGAAAGTGATAGTTTTGTTGGTCAAACTTTTAGAGTTATTTCAGTAGAAGAAAAAGATGAGATTAATTATGAAATTTCAGCATTAAGTTATGTAGCGGGTAAGTATGACAATATTGAACAAGGCATAACTTTACCAACTATAAATATTTCTGTACTAAATGAACTTAAAGATCCTCCAACCAATGTGCAGGCATCAGAAAGAATGATTGTAAGAAATAATCGTGCAATGACAAAAATAATACTTTCATGGGTTGCTGTAAAAGGAGTGAGTCAATATGAAGTTCAATTTAGATTTGCAGGTGGTAATTGGACAAGCCAAAAAGTATTTAGATCAGACTTTGAGATAGTAGATAATGAAGTTGGGTTATATGAATTTAAAGTTTTTTCTTATAATGCTGCACAATATTTATCTTCTACTTCAAGTAACTTATCTTTCAACGCACAAGGCAAAACAGCACCACCTGCGGATGTACAAAATCTTACATTAGAACCTATTAATGATTCATTAGTAAGATTGAGATGGGATAAGTCAGTAGATTTAGATGTAATACATTTTGGTTCTGTATATATAAGACACAGTAATTTAACTGATGGTACAGGTACATTTCAAAACGCAGTTGATTTAGTTACAGCCTTATCAGGTAATACAACAGAAGCAGTTGTACCTTCTTTAGAAGGAGAATATATTTTAAAGTTTCAAGATGATGGTGGTAGGTTTAGTGTTGGCGAAACAAGCGTAGTGATGGATCTTCCTAATTTAATAGATACGCAAGTAATATTAGAAGATAGAGAAGACTTAGATACACCTCCTTTCAATGGGGCAACTACAAATACAATATTTAATGTTACTACAAGTGCATTACAATTAAGTAATCCAACTGTAAACGCTACAGGAGAGTATGAATTTTCAAATGTGTTAGATCTTGGTGGTGTGTTTTCTCTTAATTTACAAAGAGTTATACGATCTATAGGTTTTAATATTGGAGATAATATTGAGACATTAATTCCTAATGGTTCTTTTTGGGATGATTATGCAACAGACGGAAATTTTGATGGTGCAGCAGCAAATAATACAAACACTCAAATACAAGTAGCAACATCACAAAGTTCATCAGGAACTTTTGGGTCTTTTAATACCTTTGCTAATGGAGTCTTTAAAGGTCAAAGGTTTAAATTTAAATTGTTATTAGAAACTACAAATACTGCTCAAAATATGAATGTACAACAAGCAGGTTTCAATGCAGAGTTTCAATCTAGGACAGAACAAAGTTATAAAACTGGTAGTGGAACTTCTATTGCACCACAACAATCAGGAACTTCTTCTAAGAATATTGTTTTTGGATCACCGTTTTTTGTTGGAACTTCATCTTTAGGAGGATTAAATGCTTATTTGCCTTCTGTTGGAGTAACAATTCAAAATGCAGAATCAGGAGACTTTTTCAATATTACTAATTTAACTGGTTCTGGTTTTACAATAAGCGTAAAAAACGGATCTAGTTTTGTAGATAGGTCTTTTACTTTTCAAGCTGTCGGTTATGGTAAAGGGGTGTAATATAAAAGAAAAGTATTGAGTAAATGAGCCAAGTATCAGAGTTTAATGTAGCTAATGCCTCTGGAGCTTCAGTTCGTGCTGAAATAAATGCAATATTGGATGCAATAAAAACTTTAAATAGTGGTGGTTCTGATCCTTCAAATCCATCAGCATTTATGCCTTATGTAGATACTGCTGATAATAATAATTTAAAAATAAGAAACGGAAGTAATAATGGATATACAACTGTAGGTTCTGTAAACACACCTAATTTAGGTCTACTACCTGTAGATGGAGGTACGATGACAGGCCAACTTTTAGGGAGTGATTCATTAGGGGCTATATCTCCATCGTATTCGTTTGATAACGATACAGATACAGGAATGTTTAGATCAGGTGTTAATACAATAGGTTTTTCAACTTCTGGTACTAAAAGAGTTTCTGTAAGTGATGCTGGTTTAGATGTTCATAATGGATTACCTCTTAGATTCCAAGACTCTAGTGGTTCTCCTTTTGTTGCTTTACAAGCACCTTCATCACTTAATGGAAACTTAACATTTACTTTACCTGCTGTAGATGGGAACTCAGGTGAATTTTTGAAAACTGACGGAAATGGTGTATTAAGTTTTTCAATAGTACAAGGTGTTCCAAGTGGTTCTGTATTTTGTATGGCAGTAGATGTTGTTCCTAGTGGTTATTTAGAATGTGATGGTTCAGCAGTAAGTAGAACAACTTACGCTGCTTTGTTTGCAGTGATTGGTGTTATTTATGGAGCAGGAGATGGGTCAAGTACTTTTAATGTTCCAGACCTAAGAGGAGAATTTATAAGAGGTTTTGATAATGGTAAAGGTATAGACTCAGGTAGGTCGATTGCTAGTTCTCAAGGCGGTTCAAACTTAAGCCATAGTCACACTGCAACTTCAACTTCTAGTGTTACAGACTCAGGACATTTTCACTCAACTAATGTAGATAACTCAAATTTATTCCCTGCTAATGGTGGTACAACAATCGGTTTTGGAGGAGGAGGTTCTTATCCAGCTACAAATTTTGGAACAATGGCTAATGCAACAACAGGAGTTACTGTTGCAACTTCTACATCTGTTGCTAATGATGGTGGTTCTGAAACTAGACCTCGCAATATTGCTATGATGTATATAATAAAAATTTAAAATTATGGCGGCTGGCATACACAACTTTAAATTAAAAAGAAGAGAGGATTTTAATTTTCAACTTGATATAGCTGATGGTGATAATAATGCACTTAACTTAACTGGACATACTATTAAATCACAATGTTGGGATAAAAATAGAGTATTCAAATATGCAGACTTTAATGTAACTATGCTTGATATAAATAATGGAAAAGTTAAATTATCATTGACAGATGATCAAACCGCTACATTCTTAACAGATGCATTAAGTTATGATGTAAAACATATTTTTCCTAACGGAGATGAAACTTACTTACTTGAAGGTGTTATAACTATAAGAGAAGGCTTTACAGAATGACTAATCAAAGAAACAAAGTCACTGTTACTGAGAATGTTAATAATGTTCTTACAGTAACGACTCAAGGAGTCCAAGGCCCTGCGTTTTCCCTTTCTGGCAGAACTTTAGATGATGCTAATGCAGTTGACGGTAGTTTATTGCGTCTTAGCTTATCTGAAGGTAAATTTATAGCAGATAGCTCCGTTACCGTAGAAAACATTGTCGATGGTGGAAATTTTTGAACCCATTGGTATTACTACATTCTTTCTAATCTCCTGACTTATGGCTAACACAATAAGAATTAAAAGATCAACAGGTCAAACAGCACCAACAACTCTCGCAAATGCTGAACCAGCTATTACAGAATTAGATGAAGTTCTTTACATAGGAAAGGGTACAGGGGGTTCTAATGGATCGGCTACAAGTGTTATAAAAATTGGCGGTAAAGGTGCTTTTTGGGATAAAGATACTACAAGAGTCGCAAATACATTTCTAGCAGGCCCTGCGTCTGGAAGTGATGCATCACCTTTATTTAGAACTTTACAAATTGCGGACTTACCTACTCATCCTCATACATTAATTTCTGATTTTGATGATGGTGTAAGGACAAACAGGCTAGATCAAATGGCTGCTCCAACAACATTGGTAGCAATGAATAGTCAGCGATTAACAAACTTAGCTGATCCGATTGATACGCAAGATGCAGCAACTCGTGGTTTCGTAGAAGCTACCGCACAAGGACTTGATGTTAAAGACAGTTGTGTTGCTTGTACTGTTGCGGATATTGTTATATCTACTGCACTTAATGATGGAGACACAATAGATGGTGTTACTCTTTCAAACGGAGATCGAGTATTAGTCAAAGATCAAAACACAGCAACCGAGAACGGTATTTATGTAGTAGCAGCAACTCCAACAAGAGCGGTAGATTTGTCTTCTGGTGCGGACGCAGCGGGGATGTTCACCTTCGTAGAACGAGGCACAGTCAATGCTGATAATGGGTTCGTCTGCACCAGTAATAAAGGATCAGCACTTGTTGGAACTAATAATCTAACTTTTGCTCAGTTCTCAGGAGCAGGCCAAATCATAACATCGGATGGTTTACAGAAAACAGGTAATACTTTATCTGTTGATCTAAAGGCTAATGGAGGACTTGTTATAGAAAATGCTGAATTAGCTCTTGATCTTGGAGCTTCAAGCGTTACAGTTTCAAATGCTACAACAGCAAGGAGTCACTTAGGTTTGGGGTCAATAGCAACTCAAAACTCTAATAATGTAAGTATTACAGGAGGTTCTATAGATAACATAACTCTTGATGGCGGTACATTTTGATTTATAGGAGCTAACAGCTAATGGCTATTAAATTTAAGTTAAAAAGAGGTACTAGTACACCCACAACAAGCGATCTCGATAATGGAGAAGTTGGGGTCGATACTCAAGCCAAGATTATATATATAAATGACAGTGGAACGGTTAAAGCTCTAGGTAGTGATCTTGGTAATATTGGAGAAAATATTTTACCTACTACAGACAGCACCTATAAGATAGGTTCAACAAGTAAAAGATTTAGTGAAGTACATGCAACAACTTACTATGGGTCAGGTGCTAATTTAACTAATTTAACAGTAGATTGGACTACTGTTAATAATAATTTATTACCTGATGTTGATGCTGCTAGGGATATAGGTTCTCCAAGTAAAAGGTTTGAAAGAGTATATGGTGAAGAATTTTATGGTGACGGTTCAAATTTAACTAATTTACCCTCTCCATCCCCATCTACTAATTTAACTTTAAATGATGATGTATTTTTCTATTTTGGCAACAGTACTGATTCATCAATTAAGTGGGATAATTCAAACACTCGTTTACAACTTAGATCAAGAAATGGTGGTATTGAGCATGCAGTAGAAGTAGGTAATGCAGATCAGGGTTATATTCTTAATTTTCAAGGTAATATTGAACCCAAAAATACAAATACAACAAAATTAGGTTTAACAAATAAAAAATGGAGTGAAGTACATGCAACAACTTATTACGGAGATGGCTCTAATTTAACTGGTTTAGCTACAACAGGTACTAATACTTTTACTGGTAACCAGACAATAAGTAACGGAGACCCTAAATTAATACTAAATGACACTACAGCAGGTACAAGTTATTCTTTATATTCTGATGGCGGTAATTTTAGAATTTTTAATGAAAGTTCTGGTGGTGGTATTAGATTTACAGTAACTAGCAACGGATCAGTATTTACAGCTAATAATCTTGATGTATCAGGCAATATAAGTTTATCGGGAACAGTTGATGGTGTAGATATTGCTGCACTTAACACAACAGTTTCAAATATAACACCAGGCATAGCTTCATTAGTTAATGACACTACTCCTCAGTTAGGAGGTAATTTAGATGTTAATGGTAAGATAATTGAATTTGGCGATAGTTCTGGTGCTACTGATGATCGACTAAAAATTGGTTCTCACGATGATTTACAGCTATATCACGATGGACAAGATTCTTACATAAATAGTACTCAAGGTGAATTAATAATAAAGCATACTGGTAATGGTGTAATTAAATTTGAAAGGCAAAGTAGCAATGGTATCAAAATAGATGGCGGTGCAAACTTAATACCTTTTATAGATGATAGTGCTATGTGTGGCACTAGCAGCAAAAGATGGCAGACGGTTTACGGTGTTGCAGGTAATTTTTCTGGCACTGTCACAGCCAATTCTTTTAGTGGTGACGGTTCAAACCTTACAGGTATAGATTCTGATCTTGTTAATGACACTTCTCCCCAACTTGGGGGCGATTTGGATATGAACTCGAAATCTATATCTAGCGGTATTTTAGGAATAAAAAATACAGGGTCACAATCTGAATTACGTTTATATTGTGAGTCAAATAATGCACATTTTGTTGCAATAAAAGCACCACCACATTCTCAATTTAGTGGAAATCAAACATTTCAACTCCCAGCAAACGGAGGTACAAGCGGATATGTTTTATCTACTGACGGAAATGGTGTTACTTCATGGGTTGCACAATCTAGTGGTGGTGGTGGAAACGCTTCTGTTGCAGGCTCTTCAACACAAATTCAATATAATTTAAACGGTGCTTTAGCAGGTTCAAGTAATTTAACTTTTGATGGCACAAACCTTACTGTTGGTGGTACGATTAGTGCAACGTCATCTAGCAGTAGTGTAGCTGGACACCGTAAAATCACAACATCAACAAATGCCCCTTCTGGTGGCAGTGACGGTGATTTGTGGATTCAACACAATTAGTCTAATTAAAGAAAATGACAACAGTTTATTATGTAGATTTAGAAGGTGGATCTGGCACAAAAGACGGTAGTAGTTTTGCAAATAGGGCAGGTACTTTTTCTGATTTAGGTTCAAATAGTACATTTTTACCTGACGGAGATCACGAAGTAAGAGTAAAAAGAAATCCAACTAGATCATTAGGACAAGCAACAGTTAAAAGAAGGGGTGGTTGGTTTAGAAATGGTTATGATGGGTCGCAATTTAGTTCTAGTAATTCATATTGGGTAATGTCAACGACTACTGGTGAATCAATGATGCGTTATGAGCAACATGGTTTAGCAACTGGCGATGTTATTGAAATTGTTGGTAATAGATATTATTGGAGTGGTAGTAGTGAAAGTGCAACGCATGGTGATGGTTCTGGTTCACAGCAAAGCGGTAATTATATTGGTATAAACGGTATTTGGACTGTAGATGTTGTAGATAGTCAATGGTTTAAGCTTAGGGAATTTACAGCTACTTTTAATAAAGGACAAAATGATGGTTGGCCTAGTGGCTTCCAAAATAGTCAACATGGTAGATGGTATGACGTTACAGGATGTACTGTCGTATTGGATTCTAATAGTGTTATGCCTATTAAAGAATTAATGCCAGAATCTAATAGAAGTAAATTTGTAGCTAGTAGTAATACAACTACTTATGATGTTTGGTGTCAACAGGACAACTGGAGTGGTTTTACAAATTGGACAGTACCCGAAGGTGCAAATCACTTTGAAGTTCAACAAGGTGCAGCACAAGGGTTATGTGCTTATTATGAGACACCAAACACATTAGACTTATCAACTTATCAGGGCATAAGTATGGAAGTAACAATAGGTAGTGGTAGTAGTACAGATTGGCGACCTGTTAGTAGCACTATGCATGGTAGGTTTAGTCTTAGATTATGTACTGATACAGCAGGGCAAACTTCTGTTCATACAATACCAATAGATACAAGGACTGTATCTAAACATTATTCAAGATTTCATGTGAAATTTGATACTGGTGGTAATATGAACGCTGCGATCAAATCTATTGCTATTTATAAAGAACATTCTGGTAATACTTCTAATACATTTAGGTTTAAATTAAGTAATATAATTGCTTATAAAACTGCTGCGTCATATATATTAACGCATTTTTCACATATAGGTTTTGGTACTACTGATAATCCTAATTTTTATTGTATTAAATATTTTAAAAATGACGGTGATCGAAAATTTATACGTTTACAAACTGATGGTAATTATTTTAGAGAATCAAAAGATGACTATGGTTACTATGGTGGGGGTATGTCTGTTCAATGGAAACAAAATGGAACAAGTTTAACAACAACAGGCACAATTTATGCAATGGAGTCATTTCCAATAGGTTATTTTAACACTCCTACAAGCAATATTGATAATAATAATAGTAATCAAAGTTGGCAAGGTAATTTTAGTGTTGGAAAATTTGGTAGCGGTACAAGTGCTTCTCCAAAATTAATATCAGGTGGTTGGGATGCCACTAATATGTCAACAGCACCACAATCACCTTTAGACAATACTGTCTTAAGTAATCACGCTGGTACATACTATCAAGGTTGGTATCAAAATGGTGGATCAGCAAGTTATCAAACTTGGAAAAATTTTATTATAGCTTTATGTGGTATTTATGGTAACCAAAATACATATTATCGTTTTGAAAATCTTTTATGGGATAACTGCACACAAACATATTTTACGTCTAGCAATACTAGAGGAATAAAAAATTTAAGAATACATTGCAGATCAAACGGTGGTTTTTCATTAATGCATGGTACACATAGTTTTAGTAATGTAGCTGATGGAGCAAGTGGAATGTCTGTAAGTATGTGGGGTTTCTCTGGTCAAGATTATTGGAGGATTGGAGAATGTGCGGGATTTACATGGAGTGAAGTAAGAAGTGAGGCAGGCCCTCAGATACAATTTGATAATCAAAATTATTACATTAATACCACTATTCAAAATTTAATTACTGGTTTATTTGGAAGACAAGGTACTGGAGTAACAATTGAAAATACTAAAGGTTTCACAATAGGAAACTGGGAGAGTACATACAATCAAATGTCACTAACACAAAACGCTGAAGTTACAATTAATGATTTTACTTTTGAGAAAGGTAGTACAACTACAAAACATGGTACATATCCAACAAGTTATGCAAGTTATTGTATTAGTTGGGGTAGTGACCAAGTACAAGTTTTAAGCGGTACTACTAATAGAAGAATAAATTTTAGCGTACCAGCAAAAATAAATAATATTGTCTCTACTGACTCACAAGAACACTCACTAGGTACAAGGGTTACTGTTTTATCTGCTAATCATAATGGTGTCTCAGGGGCTGGTAAATATTTAACTCAGGGTTGGACTATTGAGCCAGAATCAACAATTAGGCATACAGCAAGTGGTACTGCTTGGAAAATGACTAAAACCAGTGGTAGCTATACCCCTAAATATGAAATAGCTAAAGTTGCAGTGGCTGGTAGTGGAACAGTAACAGTAAAACTTTGGGTTTATCGTACTGTTACTGGAACTAATACATTTGCAATTTTAAGAATACCTGCAGACGCAACACTTGGTGTTACTAAAAGTGAAATGAACAGCACTAACGGTGGAGCTAATCAATGGTATGAATTAACAGTTACAGCAACACCTTCTTCAGCAGGTATTATGTCAGTAGAATTAGAATTATCCGATACAACTAATAGCGGATTTATCTATTTTGATGACATGACCATTACTCAAACTTAAAATGGCAAAATACACACAAGTAAGAAAAAGTCTTAATTTTGCAGGTGATATTGAATATTGCATGCAATTAGATGCAGAGCATAGCGTAATTTTGCGTTATAAAGAGCCACAAACAGACGATTTCTTAGATGCAGAATGTGACCAAATTGTTGCTGAAGAAACTGCTGAAAAAGATAAACAAGAAAAAATAAATAAAGCTATAACAGAAGCATTTATGACAGATGAGGAAAAAGCAAATCTTTTATAAATGGCTGATATTTATGTAAACGTCAATGGTATATGGAAAACCGTTTCTAATTACTATGTAAACGTAAATGGTGTTTGGAAAACAGGCATTGGATTCGCAGCAAAAGTTGCTTATAATTGGATTGGTGTAGAAGAAGCAGAATTATATACATCAGGTTTTCCAACTTATTTAGAACTAGCAACATTAGATTTTAAAGAATATATGTCAGCACCAGCAGTACTTGTTGGTTCTAAAAGTGGTGTTACAGGTGGTGATACTTTAGACATTCCATATTGGCTATGTAAACCAAGTTGGTATTTAGATAGCACATTAGTTTATACACCACCATCAGGAGGAGGAAGTACCCCTACAAATGTATTACCTGTATTCAATGAAATTTATAATTTTGATAATTATCTTGAATTTACATGTAATCCAAAAGTATATACATCATCTAAAAGTGGAATAGATACTAGTAGTTTTGATATTTATGAATTTATGTGCAAACCTGCATGGTATCAATTGAATACTTTTGTTTATACACCACCATCATCAGGTACAGGTGGTTATGTAACTGGTTTAGGGGCATATTCAACTACTTCTGGTGGTACTCAACAATATGATGGATTAGCTTATCAAATAGGCACTGAAGTAACTGCATATAATATTGGAAGTCAAGATGGTTTTGGTGTAAATACTGGTACTGGTACAGGGTTAAAAGTTAAAGTTCTAACTCATTCTGGTAATTACGGTGCTTTAGGTAATGTCAGTATTGAGGATGCAGGTTCTGGTTATGCTGTTGGCGATACTATCAAGTTTAACCATACTTTTAACAATGGTATAATGAATTTATATACAGGAAATACACAAACACCAAATTCTACAAGGGCTTCAGTAGCTGGCAATACTTATAATGTCACTGTTACTAATGCTATGACTAGTGGTAATGGTAGTGGTTTATATATTGAATTTACAGTTAATACAGATGGCAGTGTTTCTATGGATATAGCTGGAACACCAAACGATTGGACAAAAATTGGTACTAATTTTGTTGACAATGAGGATATTACTATACCTGATTCATTACTTGGCAATACAGGTGCAGCAGATATAACTACAAGTGTTGCAGGTATTATTGGTAGTGGTTTTCATGCTAGTAGAACTGTCACCTCTATAAGTAATACACCGCCACCACCACCAAACAATATTCCTACAAGATCGTCAGTAAGCGGTTTAGATTATAAATATTTCTTAGTTTTACCAACAGCACATGTAAATGCAAAAGATAATATAGATGGTGGCAGTTTAGATTATGGTGAGTATATGTCATTACCTCACTATACGATCGCTTAAAATATGGAATTAATTAAACCTTTTTCATATTTATTTGCAACTGAAGTTTTAAAAGAAAATTTAAATGAATTAAAAAAACATGATGTGCATGTTAGTGGAAATGGTCAACCAATAAAAAATTATAAAAAGCAAATGGATGTACTTAATTTATATCCTAAAGCTAAAAAAGTTTTGAAATCTTATATAGACTCATTTATAAATGAGTGTTTTGAATATAATTGCGAATTTGATATTACTACTTCATGGATGACTAAATTAGGGGTAAATGAATCAGTGCATTACCATAATCATAGAAATAGTTTTTTTAGTGGTGTTTTTTATTTTGATGAATATACTGATAAAACTTGCCCTTTGATATTTAAAAATCCAATTTATAATACTATCCCATTTCAAATTGGTAAATATAAATCTAATTTAATGTGTTCTGATATAGCTGTTAAACCTGAGCATAATTTATTACTTTTATTTCCTAGTTGGATTTACCATTACTCAAATCCAAATAAAGAAAAGGTTAGACGGTCACTTGCTTTTAACATAATGCCTAAAGGTATGTTTGGTGATGGCGATTCAACGATTGAGTTGTTATATTAATATATCCTTATTAAAATATTAGTATTATATTTTATTATATGGCACTTACTGTAGATCAAAAACTAGCTGCACTACTTAGTGAACAACAACAGATTGCAAAAAATTATCAAGAAGCTGAATCAGTTGTAAAAAATTGTGAGATTAAATTAATTGAACTTAGGGGTGCTATTGCTGTTCTTGAGGAAATTAAGAAAGCAAATCAAGATGAAGAACAAGAAGAAACTTGAAAAAAAAATAGAATCGTTTAGCATATAACGAATTAATTTTTATAAATTATGCTAAAAAAAGCTTTAACTATAGTTGCTGCATCAGCACTATCAACACCTGCCTTTGCAGGATTCTATTTAAATATTGAAAATAACGGATCTTACCAAGGGAAAAATTTTACAGGAAGCGGAACGGACGCTCATTTAGGGTACGAAGGTGGCAATGCCTTTGGTAGCTACTATATTCAAGGTGGTGCGTATCTTAACAACCCTGATGGTGGTGACTCAAGCACAAACTTCTCTGGTAAAGTTGGTGGTTCTGTAACAGCTTCAGATAAAGTTGATGTTTATGGAGAGTTTTCTATCGTTACAGATACAACTAATTCTTATGGAACGAAGCTTGGCTTGAAGTATAAGTTTTAGTCATCATAGATAAAAACAGGTAACAGGGTATAACAGTTGGCAGAATTAGGAGCATGGATATAATACTTACATGACCTATTGCTTTTAGTACTGCCTGTTTTACCATGTTTCAAAAAATTGCAAATGTTTTAAGTATCCTTTCATTTATAATGGTAACTTCTGTTATTGGAGGAGGATATTTTGGGTATAAATATGTAACATCTGAACAGTTTAAAGCCAAAATAATGAATCAAGTCATGGGTAATGTAAAAGGACTTATGCCTAATGTTATGAATAATGCACTACCAAAGACAACAGGAGAATCAATTCAATTACCTAAAAAACTTGGAATATAATTGGAAATACCAGAAATAGTTATTCCAGATATTCATATACCAGAAGTACCATTACCATCATTTATTACTTCAGATATAGAAGTTATTGGTTGCACCTCTTATCATCGTGATACAAAAAATACAGGTAATAGAAACTTACTAATAGATGACCCAAATGGTGTTACAACAAATTGTCCTTATCCAAGTTTTACACCTTTGATATATGATGCACAAAATTTAATTATTATAGAACAGCAACCACCTCTTACAGAACAAGAAGAATTAACAGAAGGCAAACCAAAACCACAAATTCCAAAAGAAAAAAAGAAAGAAGAGGAATACAAACAATGCCCACCTAAAAATGCACCATATCGAAAAGGCGATTTTAAAAATGAGTTAAGGCTTGAAAGACTGTTAAACTATACAAGAGAAATTGATGGTTCGTGCAATGCGGTCTGGGAAAAAGTACCTTTTATCGACCAATATATTCCACAACCTAGCACTATTGTCTCTACTGCTGTTATCGCTAGTGTGGCTGCGACTACTCCTATTCTTTTAAATCTAGTAAAACCATTAGTTAAAAATTTAATAAAGAAACTAACAAAGAAAAAAGATAAATCTACTTAGTCTTTATTTCGTGCGTATGTGGGATGACCTGATTTGGCGGTACTGTTACTTTAATACCTTCGCATATTTTTGCATACTTACCAACAAAAGTTACACCGAGATTCGCCTGCTCTCCACATACCTTCAAACGAAACATTGCAAGTTCTAACATTTGCTTTTGATATAACAACTCTTGATTCTTAATATTTACTTCTGTAGCTTTAAGGCATAAGTCAGGTGCTTTGCCTAACGGAATACTAATTTGTGCTGAGATTCCATAATTTAAGTTATAATTATCTTTTTCAAATCTTGGTGTTTCTTGTACATATTTAATAGCACCAGTATCTTCATCGTAAATATTTTGTCTAGTCACAGTTTCTATCGGTCTATTAAATGACCAAGCATCTGTTACATAGGGTGTAATTGTAAGACTTGGCGAACTACAAACTATACCTTGAGACATCCTAAATTGAGGAGTGCTTTGCGGAGCTATCATGGTCGCATTATTATTAACTACTCCTTGTGCTTGGCTACTGGGAGAAGCAACTGTGGTATTAGCTAAAACTTTTGTAGGACAAAGTATAAGAGCTATTGCCCAAATGTAGTTTCTACAGTGGTTGTTGTGGTTGTATTTATGGTGCGATCTATTTGGGTAATCGTGTCGATCCCTGGAGAAATAATACTTTCGACTAGACTGAAAGGTTGTCCTTCGTTCACTATTTTCCATCTAGGCACACCTTCCAATGTAGGACTCGTATAAGAAAAATTAATTCCATTAACTGATTGTGTAGCTTCTGCTGTAGGTATTGAATTAATATATCCATTTACATCAGCACTTTCAATGTTTGTGCCTGAGACACTTAATGAATAACCTGTTCGATATTGGTAGCTTGTTATTGATTCTGTTACTACAGATTGGCTAGTAGAGTTTGTGCTAGAGCTACCTGTTCTAAACGTGGGTACAATAGGATTTGCAAGGCTTTTGACAGGTAACAATATAATTAGTAGTAGAAAAAATCTAGTCAATTTGGATTGTAACTGTAGTGCTACCAATACAGCTAGTACCACTGCCACCTGCAGTGCATGAGTGGACACCACTACTAAGGCTACTCATCCCTAAGTTACCAGCTGTACCTCCAGATCCTATGGTTGTCTGTCCGCCTAGATGAGGTAGTGTTGAAATTCCTGATGATGGAGTTATTGCAGATGGTGTCGCATCCCCAATAGTTGCCGATTCTGTAATTGAGAAAGCAGAACCAGCAGTTGTGATAGCTTTATCAGTTTGTATGAGAGCAGGCACTCCATCAGTGAGCGAGCCAACATTTAGCCCTCCAATTGCACCACTAGTAGTACTCCCACCAGAAGTTACAGATGGAGTAATATTATTTCCTGACAAAGAATAAGTCGTACCAAGCTTATTTGTAACGCTATATGGCATATCTACTGTGATCTGTGCAGAAGTTGTAAACTTTTGAGTTATGTCTGCATAACTAGGACTTGCAATTAATAGCAACAATGGAAGTAGTTTTTTCATTTTTTTTCCTCCTTTTTGTTCACAACTTCAGCACCAATAATTTTAAGTGGTGTCTCTATTCTAATAGTTTGATAGCCACCTGATTGTGTAGCTAGTAACTGTTCTACTTCTTTTTTATTTAATGGTTTTTCATCAGGTTTATATGTTCCATCACCACGTTTTTTTGCACCCTCTAAACCGAAGCTGGCTAGCGCCCCCGTAAGCAGACTTGCAGGGAAAGTGATATCTTTTGGCTCATTGCTGTAACCAGGTATAGTTATATAGTTAAGAGATACGATAAAACCACTCCAACCAACCACAACAAGTCTTACTACGACTGATATAAAAGCTAATTGTTCTTCTTTATCAGTGATGTTTTCTTTTAGTTTTTGCAAAGGGTTTTTGCTTTTTTCTGTTTCCATAGGCTTTTTCTGTCATAATAGACATATATAGAGGACTAGTAAAGTGGTAGAGGTTATTGCAGCATTAGGTGGAGCTTGTCTTACAGCTTGTTTTGTCTCTGTAGGCTCTATGTCATACAGAGGTAGACAATCAAGAGATGATCTCGTGCGAAATACAACAGCTATAGAATTACTAACAGATAAAATAGAAATTATGCACGATGATATGAGAGAAGTATTTCATCGTTTAAAAGAAGTAGAAGTTAAAGTAGCAGAAATAAAACCAAGACGTTAAAAAACCCCTTCCCCTTGGAATAGGAAGAGGTTTTTAGCTCGAAAGTGAAGGGTGAGCTAATATTAAAATAGCAATAAATAAAAATTATGCTAAAAATTATAAAACCTATTGTCTTTACTTTCCTTCGTGGAAATGCAATAAAAAAACTCGCACTAGATATTATGCGAGCTTTAGTCAAAAAAACAGACAATACTGTTGATGATAGGTTAGTTGATTTGTTGGAACAGAATCTTTTTCCTAGTAGGAAGGTAAGTCAACTGCCCCTATAGCTACTTTCCCACTTTTACTTTAGTCTTTTTTGTTTTCTTCTTTTTAGAAGATCCATAACCTCTTGTTTGTAATTCCATTTTTTAAATGTAACTATAAATAGTATATCTTTATTGCCTTATATATCTAGTACGTTAATTTAAAAATAAAGAACATGTTATGGATATACTTATGCCTTGGTCTGATTGGTTTACAAAACAAGCCAAAAAACGTAAAAAAGTAGAAAAATGGGTAATGGCTGATGTATCACTTGAGGAAGAATTAAAAGTAGAAGTATTTTTAAGACACGTTATAGATTGTTTAGAACCTGATGAAATACCAGATCTTATAAGTGCATTATCAAAGGAAAATTACAGACTAGTAAAAATTATTAATCAAGCAGGAGATCATATAGATAAAATCAATGCTAAATCTTTCTTTCCCAAAAATAAGCACAATCTTTAGCCCATATCCCACCACTTGCCTTGCCTTCTGGCATGCCAAGACCACATTCTGCTTTTACTACTAAATGATGAATACAGTCAACGCATAAAGGATGATCTCTACTCATACATCTAGCATCTGCATATAGATATTCGGCTTCTAAAATAGCGGGTTCTAAATCACAACTTTCTAAAGGTAAGTCTAATTTACCTTGCTTTGTTTTTATTTTTACTCGCCATTCTTTAGGTTTATCTTCATACAAAACCATTCGGCCTGCATGATACCTAAGAGATGGCATTAGC